CGCCGAGCGCGCCCCACTTGAGCCCCTTCTTCAGCGCCCCGCCGATGCGCGAGCCGGCAGAGTCGCCGGCGTTGCCGAGCTGCCCGAGGTCGCCCTCGATCGACTTCGTCGCGCCCTTCATGGACGGGACGATCTGCAGCGCGGCGTACCCGATCGTCTGCACGAGGGGTCACCCCCTCTCGCGTCTAGGTGATCTGTCCGGACGCGATCAAGCGGGCGCGCTCGGCGGCACGGTCCTTCGCGCGGTTGACCGCGGCCTGTCGCTTCGGGTCGCTGTGCGCGCGCGCGGCCTGCTTGGGCAGCGCGGGGTGCTTCTCACCGGTGAGCGCCTGCCACACGTGCGCGAGCAGGTACTCGGTGAGGTCCCAGGGCCGTTCGTCGCCGTTGGCGGCCCGGGCGGTGGCTGAGGTGGGGATCGCCAGCAGGTCAGCGACGAACGCACACGCGTCGGCCAGCGGCACGCGGCCCCGGCGGACGTCGTCGAACGCGACCCCGTAGAACCTACGGAAGTCGGCCCGCAACGCCGCCGGGTGCCGCGCCACGAGTGCCGCTAGGAGCCGGAGTTTCCCAGGTCGATCCCGCAGTGCGTGAGGTACCGCTTCTGCAGCTCGTCGAGCGTTGCCTTCGGGAGCTTCGCCTTCCGGATCGCGGCGAGCTCGTCGCGGCCGAGGGCCATCTCGAACAGGCGCAGCGTCGACGCCGCCTCGCCCTTCGTGACGGCCTCGAGGAAGTCGAACCCGTCGAGGTCGTCCATGTGCGTCATCTCGTAGCGCTTGCCGCCGAGGACGAGCGCGAAGGGGTCGTGAGCCTCGGGGGTGAACGTGTCGATGTTGAAGTCGACGGACGGCTTGTCGTTCGGCATGGCGGTGGTGCCTTCCTGCGCGGTGGGTGTGCGGTGGGTGTGCGGTGTGGGTGGTGCAAGGCCGGGGGCGCGGCCACCGCTAACCGCGCCCCCGGGGTCTCACTCGCCCTCGCCGTCGTCCGGCGTGGGTGTCTGGTCAGGCCCCGTGGACGTGTCGTCGTCCTCGGGGCCGCTCATTCCCCCGACGGGTCGCCGGTGGTCTGCTCGATGAACAGGACCCGGTCACCGGTCGGGAAGATCGTCGCGGCGAGCTCGACGGCGGTGAGGTCGGTCTCGTTCTCCGTGACGTCGCCGGCGACGTCGACCTCGCCGTGCTGCGCCGTGATGAGCCGGTGCACCTTGCCGTGCTCGCGCGTCTCGAACGCGAGCAGCACCGGGCCGGGCGTGGGCACGACGATGAGCCCGGCGGGCGAGCCGGGCCAGATGAGCCCGCGCGTCGTCGCGTTGTCCTCGAGGACGGTGAACGTCTTCGTGAGCTTGAACGGGCCGCGGCCGCGTCGGACGAGCAGGCCGCCCCACGCGAAGTGGTCCGTGGTGTCCTGCTCGCGGGCGGTGACGAACCCGTTCTCGCCGGACAGCAGTCCGACGGGGGTCCACGCCGCGGGGAACGGGTCGTCGACGGTCTCGGGGAGGGCGGAACCGAGCGGGGCGACGTAGACGTCCGCCTCGGCCCACAGCGCTGCGTTGGTCGGGTCACCGGCCATGATGGGTGCCTCCTAGGGGCATGGGTGAGCGCCCGACGTCGCCGGGTCGCGGGGTGGGTGGTGTCACGCGGTGGGGTGGAGCCGCGCCCGCACGTTCGCGGTCACGGTGCACGACGCGAGCGGCTCGCCCGTGTCGGGGTCCGGCGTCACCCACGGCGACGTGCCGGCCAGGACCGACCGGATGACCGGCCCCGAGTGTGCGAGCGCGAGCCCGTGCACGAGCTGCGCGAGGTCGTACGCGTCGTCGTCCGTCGAGTGCCACACCATGAGCCGCAGCGGGACGCGCGCGTTCGCGCGCTCCTGCGGGGTGCCGGCGGCGTTCTGCGAGACGACGACGAGCGGCCCGGCGTCGGCGTACGGGTCGTTCCCGGTGGGGACCTTCGTGCCGACGCGCACGCCCGCGGCGTACGGCGCGAGCTCGTCGGCGAGCTGCACGCGCAGCGCGGCGGCGAGCGCCGACGCGGCGTCGCCGTAGGTGACGACGGTCATCGGCCTCGCACCTCCGCGCCGATGCCCTGCGCGGGCCCGGACAGGATGCCGCGCTTGGCCTCCTGCCCGACGGCGTCGTGGTCGCGCACGACGACGGCGGCCGCGCCGCGGTCGGTGGTGTACCGCTCGACGACGACGTCCTTCGCGCCTCGGGACCGCGCGCCGGCGGCGATGCGCTCGGCGGCGTCGTCGACCATCGCACGGACTTCGGGGCCCTTGAGGAACGCGCCGACGGCGGCGCGGTCGAGGGTGACGCGGTACTGACTCACGCGGCACCCCCGATCCGGCGCATGCCGAGCTCGATGTGGTCGTCTCCGTCGGGGTCGGGCCACAGCGCGACCTCGCCCTCGACGGCGAACGTGTGGCCGCGGTACTCGATCCGGTCGAGCGCCGTGATGTCCGGTGTCGTGCCCGGCTCGCTGATGACGCGGTACCCGCTGATACGGACCGTCGACACCTGGTCGGTCGTCTCGGTCTGCGACGACGGCTGCACGGACACCCGGTCGAACGTCTCGCGGGTGACCGCGGCGGCGGACCAGTCGGCCGACTCGTTCCCGCCGCGGTCCGTGCGGACGCCGGCGCGGACGCGCACGATCGTCTGCCCGAAGATGTCGCCGGTCACGAGCGGTCACCCACGCCGACGCGGTACCGCTCGACGACGGTCGACCACTGCTCGGTGACGCCGATCGCCTCCTGCGTGCCGTACGTCTCGGTGACGCCGCCGACCTGCTTCGACGACAGGCCGCGGCGGATGCGGTAGATGGCGGCCGCCTGGTCGAGCACGACCTCTTGCACGTCGTCGGGGACGGGCGCGAGCCCGGCGGTGTAGGTCACGTGGACGCACCGCCGGCGGGCGGGCCACGTCGTGCCGAGCCGGTCGAGGATGCCGTCGCGTGACCACTCGTAGTCGACGCCGTCGACGAGCGTCCGGCGCGTGCCGTGCTCGACGAGCTCGACGGTGCACGCGGTCAGCTCGCGCGCGGGGACGCTCAGCGACACCCGCCCGTGCCCGTCGAGCTGCACGGTGTCGGTGCCCTGGTCGACGCGCCACCGCACCGCGCCGCGGAACCGCGCTGACGCCCGGGCGAGCGCGCTGACGACCCGCGGGTCGTCAGCGCGCCGCCCGAGCGCGTCGGCGAGGTCCTTAGGGCTCGCGAGTGGCGGGAGCGTCAGAGTCGGTGCCTGCTGCTCGTCCGCCACGGCGTGCCCCCTTCGTCTTCGTCGGCCTCTCGGCCTTGTCGTTCGCGGGGCCGCGCTGCGCCTTGTCGGCGGTGATGCCGCGCGCCTTCGCGTCCTCGTCGTGGTACCGGATGCCGTTGTGGACGACGGTCACGGCCGTTCCCTTCGCTGGTGCTGGTGGACGGCCCCGGGGCCGGTGACCCGACGGTCACCGGCCCCGGGGTGTGCGTCACTCGCCGGACGCGGCCGTCTCGACGACGACGAGCCGGTTCGGACGCCAGATGACCTGGCCGGCGCGCAGCTCGGCACGGACGTACACGAGGTTCCGCTGCGCGTAGTCCTTGTGCTGGTTGAACGCCTCGATGGACAGGCCCTCACGGTCGAGCAGCGCGACCGTGCGGAAGTCGCCGAGGATGGCCTGCCCGGGCTCGAGGCGCTCGGACACGACGCGGGGACGACCCCACGCGGTACCCGGGCCCGAGCTGAACGGACCCGCGCCGTAGAAACGGCCGACGTCGTCCTTGAGCAGGTCCCACGCCTCGTCGTCCTCGGGGGACATGAGGACCGCGCTGACCTGCCCGCCGAGACGGGTGACGCGCGTGATGCCCTTGCGGACCGACGTCACCATGTCGTCCACGAACGCCTGCTGCTGCACGCCCGTGGTGTTGAGGATGCCGCGCGGCTCGCCCGACGTGCCCGCGCCGTTGAGGACCTTGTCCTCGATGACACTCTGCAGGCTGTAGTCGAGCTCGTTGTCGAGGAACGCCGCGAACGCCGGGGCGTCGGCGAGGAGGTCGTTCGTGACCTCGTAGCCGTCGGCGTACGTGTACGGCTTCGCGTCCGCGAGGGCGGTCGTGAAGTCGGACAGCGGCTTGAGGCCGCCGGCCGGGTTCGTGCCGGTCGTGTTGGTCGCCTCGGCCACGATCGCCGCGCCGCGGTTGACGCCCGTGATCTGGACGTACTCGAACGCCCCGGCCATCTGGCCGCGGCTGATGATGTCGAGCAGCGTCAGACGCGGCCGGTCGATCATGTCGACCGTCGGGTAGCGGATCGGCTGGACGCGCGCCGTCGGGGTGCCGATGAGCGCCTTCATCTCACCGATGCGGGCGCGCTGGATGTGCACGCTCGAGCCGGTGCCGACGCCCGAGGGGAACGCCTTGCGGAACTGCTGGTAGGCGTCCGACTTGACGAACGCCTCGCCGAGCGACGCCGCGTCGGCCTTCTCCTGCCGGTCGCGGACCTCGGCGCGCGGGGCGGGGTTGCCCTTCGCGCCGCCAGCCGGCTCGTCGCCGTCCTCGTCGTCGCCGCCAGCCGTGAGCGCCTTGAGCGTCTCCCGGGCGGCGTCGTCGGCCTTGATGAGCCGGTCGAGCTCGGTCACCTCGGCCTGGATCGCCTTCGCGCGCTCGACCTCGGCCTCGGTGAGGTCGCGGCCCTCGGCCTGCGCCTTCTCTGCGATGCCCCGCGCCTCGGTGATGAGTGCGAGCCGCTTCTGCTTGCGGTTCATGCTGCCCCTCCTGTGGGGTCGTTGACGAACGCCCACGCGGTGATCGCGTCGGCGGTGGTGGGCTGGGCTGCGGGGCCCGGGTCCCCCTTGCGCTCGGGGGAGGTGTTTGCGCGCGACGGAGGCTGTCCCTTCACGTCGCGCAGGTCGGTCTCACGGTTCACGCCGAGCAGGCACGGGCCGACCTCGTTGAGCTTGAGCTCGCGCAGCTCGTAGACCTCGCGGTCCTCGCGCTCGCCCCACCCGCCGTCGACGACGTCGTAGGCGAACGAGAACTGCCGCACGCGCCGGGCCTTGAGCAGCTTGTGCACCTGCACGGCGGTCGGGTTCTCGAGGTCGAGCTGCGCGATGACCTCGAGGCCGTCGGGGGACTCCCACGCCTTGACGACGTGGCCGATGTGCGCGAACGGGTCGTCCCACTTGTGGGACCACACGACCGCGATCGGGTCGCCGGCGGCCTCGTGCTCGGCGAGGGTCGTCGCGAACGCGCCGGGCAGCACGACGTCGCCGTACGCGTCGACGTTGCCGAACACGCTCACGAGGGCGTGGAACTGCCCCTCGGCGAGCTCGGTGCCCGTGTCGCCGCCGACGGCCTTGACCGCGGCGTCTGCCTGCTTGAGGTACGTCGTCGGGTTCACGCGTCGCCCCTTCCGTAGTCGAGTCGGCACGTGCACCCGGCGGTCTCGCCGGCGTCGCCGAAGTGATCGCCGGGCCACCGGAGGCCGTTGGCGAAGATGTCGTCGATCCGGACCGTTTGGCCGTCCTGCGCGCCGTGCGACACCCGCGGGTTGCTCGAGGTGACGCGCCACGTCTTCACGCCGAGGCCGGACTTCCTGGCGGCGTCGTGAGCGCCGAACCCGAGCGCCTCGAGCGCGAACGCACCGGCCAGGACCGTTGCGAGCGCGTCGGACGTCAGGAAGGACCGCAGCGCCGTCTCGGGGTCCTCACGGGTGGCCGCGCGCCCGATGCCGGCCTGCATGCCCCGCGCCCACGCGGCGGCGTCCGTCGCGGCCGCGCGTGCGATCCACGCCTCAACCATCTCCGGGCCCCACCCGTCGCTCTCCGGGTTCCACTCGGCGAGGACCTCCCACGCACCGACCTCGGCGAGACGCTGCATGTGCGCCCGCACGATCGGCTCGAGGACACCGGCGACGGCCGTCGAGTCGTACAGCGCCGCGAGGTCCGGGAGCGCCTTCGTGTCGTCGTCGAGCGCCGCCTCGATGTCCTCGGCGATGCCGCGCCACACGAGACGGACGCGCTCGACGAACGCGTCCGTCTCGGTGTCACGGTCTCCGAGGTCGTCAGGCCGGGTCGCCTTCACCCGGCCGCGTGCTTTTCCCGGGGACGCACCGGCCTTGGACACCTGGTCGACGAGCTCCTGATCGACGTTCTCCGGCTCGACGGGCTTCTGCACGGTGACCGGCAGCAGCCCGAGGTGCGCGATCGGGTCGAGGCCCATCGCGAGCAGCGCCGACTCGGGGTCGAACCCGGATCGGATGAGCACGCCGGCGGCGTTCACGAGCTTCGCGATGTCGTCGGCCGTGCGGCCGGCGGCGTCGGTCGCCGCCGCCGCCGCGATGTCCGCCGCCGCGCCCCCGCCGCCGCCGACCGGCGTGCGTGCGGTGTCCTGCGGCGAGGCGAGCCCGCCGATGAGGACGTTGAGCGGGGTGATGAGCTCGTCCCCGCCCTCGACGGGCGGGAGGTTGCGCATCTTGCGGCCCTCGTTCCGGGTGAGCCACGGGGCACCGATCGACGACTGCATCGCCTGTGCCTGCTCGATGAACGAGCCGCGCAGCTTCGCGTCGACGTGCGCCTCGATGTACTGCCCGTCTTCGCGGCCGACGACGTCGAGCAGCATGACGTCGAGCGCCTGCTCCCACGCGACGTAGCCCGGGCCCAGCGAGATGCTGTAGAGCATCTGCCGGAAGGCGTCGAGGTTCGCGAACGTGCCCTCGCGTGCGCCGACGAGCTCGGGCGCGATGTGCCAGAACGCGGCGACCTCGGCGTCGGTGAGCTTGCGCGCCTCGAGCGTCTCGAGGGTCTGCGGGCTGAACGCGTCGACCTTCGCGAGCTTCATGCCGTCCTCGAGGATCGGGGTGCCGCCGGCGTCGCCGCCCCCCGCGCGGTAGGACGCGAACTGCGCGCGGAACCGGTTCCACGTCGCGTCGTCCCACTTGCCCGCGTCGAGCGGCCGCTCGATGACGGCCGACACGCGCGCCCCGTTCCGGAGCAGCTCGCGCCGATACTTGCGCGCCTCGTCTGCCTCGTGCAGGACGTCGCTGATGGCGTCGATGGGTGCGACCGGGTGCCCCCACGACGAGGCGTACCCGTGGTCGAAGACACACACCGCCGGGTCGAGCTCGTACCGCTCGCCGCGCTTCGTCCACACGTCGATCCGCTCGGGCACGTTGTGCTCGTCGGTCTTCACGCGGAACCGCGCCGGCGGGATGCGGAACAGCTGCGCCGGGGCGTCGCCGTCGGCGTCGAGCACGACGAAACACCACCGGTCCCACAGCAGCCCGTCGACGTGGATCGTGTGCCAGAACCGGTAGGGCGTCGTGTACGGCGCGGGCTTGCGCAGCAGGTCGGCCACGGGTCCCGTGCGGACGCGGGTGCGCCCGTCGTCGTCGCCGCGCTGGTACAGGTGAATCGGCGTCGACGAGAGCTGCCGCGCGATGAAGTCGACGACCTTCCGCACCGACGGCTGCGTGCGCCAGACGTCGCGCGGGTCGATGACGAGCGTCTCGAGCGGCACGCCCGGGTCCGGCACGTGCACGGCCGGCCCGGTCGCGCCGCCGTTGATGGTGACGAAGCGACCCACGGTCACACCACCTGCACAAAGCCGACGGACAGCTCGGGCACCACGACGACGCCCTGCGGCGTCGGGGCGGGCTGCCCGTCGTCGAAGTACATGCGGGCGACCTCGACGGTGAGCGAGGCACGTCCGACGTCGACGAGCTTCCCGACGAGCGAGCCCTGCCCGGGCATGGTGACCGACACCTGCCGGCCGATGTATCGGCGGAAGTCGCGCACGGCCGCCTCCTTTCTCAGACGACCCGCAGGTCGCTGGTGGTGTAGGCGGACTGCCGCACGGGCTCGGCCTTCATGGCCTCGGCGAGCGCGGTGACGAGGGCGGCGACGGCGTCGATCTTGTCGGCGGCGCGCGCCTTGTCCGGCTTGACGTTCCCGGACGGGTCGCGGGACACCGCGAGGTTGTCGACCATCCACCGCACGAGCGGGTTGCCCCCGTGGCGGACCATCGGGGCCGCGCCCTTCTCGGACCCGACGAGCAGCAGCCGTTGGAGCTCCTTGAGCGGCGACGAGAGCGTCGCGAACCCTTGCCGGACCTTGACCATCTGCAGGCCGTCCTCGCCGAGGTCGATCGCGAGCTGCGTCGCGTTCCACGGGTCGAACCCGAGCGACTGGACGTCGAACCGCTCGGCGTCGTCGTTGATGACCTTCCGGACGTACGCGTAGTCGGTGACGTTGCCCGGCGTGGTGTGCAGCCACCCGGCCTTGACCCACACGGACGCTTCGCCGGCGGTGCGCCGGTTGAGGTCCTCGAGCTGCGCCTCGGGCACCCACACCCGGAACAGCACGTCATAGCCCTTGTCGTCGCGGGGGAACACCCACGCGAGCGCGGTCATGTCCGAGACGGACCCGAGGTCGAGCCCGCCGTACGCGACGCGCCCCTTGAGCTCGTCGAGCGTCGGGGTGAGCCCGGCGTTCGCGTCCCACGACTTGAGCGTCACGAACCG